TCATGGGTGAGGACAATGAACAAAGATTAAAAGAATTTGCATACATAGCACAAACCTATGAAAATTTACCATCATTTTGGAATGACCCAAATAGAAGTTTTGGTGCATGGTTAGTAGATAATGGTGGGGCTATGATAGCTGACCCTGTAAACCTTGTAGGTTTAGGGGTAGGTGGACAAGCCGCAAAACAAGCATACAAACAAGCATTAAGAGTTACTCTTAAAGATAAAATAGCAGGTGAACTTAATGAAACTGCTTTAAAAGAAACAGCTAAATACGCACAAAAACAAGCGTTAGGTAAAGCTGTAATTAAAGGTGGATTAATTGAAGGTGGTATCAATGCCGTTATTTCAGGAGGTCAAGACGCATTATTACAAACTACTAACATAGAAGCAGGTATACAAGACAAATATGATGTAGGTAGAGGTGCGATTGCATCAGCCGCAGGTTTTGGATTTGGTACAGCTTTTGGTTCTGCATTTTCTGCGGGAAGTTTTGTATTAACTAAAAACGCTCTACGAAGAAAGAGTGTTAAAAAATTATTAGAAATTGACGCTAAAGGTAGAAGTAATATGACAGGTTCACAACTGTTTGATGCTCTTGCACCTGAGGACAACACACCATCTTTAAAAATTAAACCTACTCCAAAAACAACAAAAGAATATATCAACGACCTCAATCGAGGTGAAATTACTCCTGAAGATAAACCACCATTAAAATCTAACAATGCCACTAAATTTCAAAAACCAAGTTCTGACCAAAAACAAAGTAATGAAGGTTTAATAAAATTTACGATTGATGAAACTACTGATAAATTAAAAAAAGGTACAATTACACATGAACAAATGATTAATGATGCTGTGAGATTGTATGGAGCTGACCCTAAAAAATTAACTGAGTTTGCAGAAAGAGTTGCGTATGGTGAAGATTTTGTAAATCTATATGCAACAATGGTTGCTCAGAAAGATAAAATAAAAGCAAAATATGACATCATGGGTGCATTAGGAACAGAAAGCAACAGACTTGATTTAACACCTGATGAAAAATTACAGTTGATTGCTGAGTTTGATAAGAAGATGGCAGAAACATCAACTGAATTAATGATTGATAGTGTAATGGGTACAAATGTTGCAAGAGGTATGAATGCAAGAAACATTGATGCTGATGGAACAAGAGCCGCTAAATTAATGACTGAACCAGAAAATCCTAAAATGTTAGAATTAGCAAAAGGAACACCAGAACAAAAATGGGAATTTATGAACGCAGTTGGTAAACTATCTGACAGAGACCAAATTATTAGAGCATTGCAAAATGTTAGAAAAGTAAATAATTGGGAACTTGGTATGGAATTTGTTAACAACAATCTTCTATCATCACCTGATACACACATACTTAACATTGTGTCAGGTTTAGTACAAACACAATGGAAACCTGCAACAATGGCGTTAAGAGGTGCAAACATGTTTTTTAGAGACAAAGACAGAGCAAGAATTATTATGAGAGAAGCTCTACAAACTTATTTATATCAATATGCTTTTTTAGGACATGCTTTGAAAAGAGCAGGGAAATCTTTTTATGAAGGTAGAGCAATACTTGATAGTAGACAAATGAAACATGATAGCAATGTTAGACAAGGGCAACTTCAAGATTTATTTGATGCGTGGGGAGAAGCTCTTACTGATGTAATAGGATTAGAAGGAACAGCTATAGGAAAAGCTGTTACACAATCTTTTAAAGGTGTAGGTAGAGTAATATCAGCACCAATGAGATTATTGTCAGCAGGAGATGAATTTCTTAAATCTATGATGTTTAAAGCTAGAATGACATCTTTGGTAAATTCAAGAATATTAAAAGAAAACCCAGAGTTTAGTGTAATGAATGACACTAATATACAGTTAAATCGAAAGAATTTTACAGATATTAATTATGCAGAAAAGTATAAAAAAAGAGCTAAAGAAATTGAAGATGAATTTATTAATGAAAATGGTTCTGCAATAGAAGTAGGAAATACAGTTAATGATAGATTAAATTCACCATTGTACTACGCACAAGAAGGTTCATACACGCAAAATGTAGGACAAATAAATCCAAACACAGGTAAACTAGAGGATAAAGTTACTGGAACTATTTTAAGAACTGCCACAAAACACAAAGCATTAAGACTACTTGGGCTTCACTTTATTAATACACCCTCAAACTTGTTAAGATGGTCAGCACAACACCTACCGTTTTTAGGTAGATTTCAATTTCAGATGGGTCACATGTTAGCAGAAAAAGGATTAAAAAGTGGTAAATTTAAAAGTGAAGTAGCTAGAGGTTTAAATCCTTTTAGAAAAAAAGAATACCTAAACCCAGAAGCGGCGGCAGAAGCTAAAGCACGAATACAAATGGGTTGGGCATTGTGGGGAACTGCCGTTAATTTTGCTTTAGCAGGAAAAATTGTAGGTGGTGGAGATGTTGATTGGAAAAAACAAAAAGATAGAGAACAAAATACTGGTGAAATTCCATACTCCTATAAAACAAATGACGGAAGATATATTTCTTTAAATAGGTTAGACCCTATTATGATGCCATTCTTTATTGCGGCAGATTTAGTAACATTATTTAAAAACAGATTAGGTACAACTGACGATTTAGACCCTGTTGTAGAAAAAGATGCAACAGAATTAATTATGGGTACTGTAGCTACTCTAGTAAGAAATGTCACTTCTAAATTTTACACAAAAAATATTATTGAGTTAGTTAATCTGATGACTTCAGATGATATTATGTTTTCAAGAAAACCTCAACGAATGGCAACAAACGTAGCTTCTCAATTTGCATATAAGGCTTTTCCACTGTCAGGAGGATTAAGATATTTAGACAGAGTTAATGATGAATGGGAAAGAGAGCTTTATACGTTAAGTGATAGATTGTTGACATTAAATCCAATGGATAGCAAAACCGCAGTTATGCCTAAACGTAATATGTTTGGTGAACCTATTGATAGAAAGAATGGTTGGTTATTTGGATTAGGGGGTGAAAGTGGATTATGGTCTTCACCTTTTGCTATGAGTAATTTTAAAAATTCTGAAACAGCAAAATTTATAAGAGAAAGAGATTTTAAATACACACACCCAGTACAAAGTATTAGATTAAAAGAAGATTCTACAGGTTCAATAAATTTAAAAGATATAAGAAATGCTAAAAATCAAACTGCTTACGATAGAATGCTAGAAATTAAATTTGAAACTAGAGTAGATGAAAACGGAAGCATTATTTATGATAAATCTTATGATGGAAAACACTACACATTGTCTGAATATGTTGAAAAAATGGTTACAGATTTAGGAAATAAAAAAGGAGAATTATATCAACACCCATCAGGTACTATTAATGGTAAAGATGAACAAGCTCAAATTATTATTGATTTTGTAAAACGGATAGACAGATATTCTAAAGAACAAATGATGGCAGAGTTTCCCGAGTTTGCTGAAAGACAGAAAGAAATCTATGAAAACAAAGCTAAAAAATACAACGAGCATTACAAAACACTAGAAACCCTAGCAAACAACTAAACTTACACTTTTAGTAAAACCCAATCAAAAACATAAGGAAAATCACACATGGCAAATAGTTTTGTACGTTATACAGGTAATAACAGTACAACATCATATTCTATACCTTTTAGTTATAGAGCCACAAGTGACCTTACAGTTACATTATCAGGGGTAGTAACTACAGCTTACACTTTAAATAGTGCAGGAACTACATTAACTTTTAATACTGCACCTGCTCAAGATGTAGCTATAGAAATTAGAAGAAAAACCTCACAAGGTACTAAATTAGTAGATTATGCTTCTGGTTCTGTACTTACAGAAAATGATTTAGATACAGATAGTGACCAAGCGTTCTTTATGGCTCAAGAAAGTATTGATGACGCAAATGATGTAATTAAAATTTCAAATGTAGATTTTCAATATGATGCAACTAACAAACAAATAAGAAATGTTACTGACCCTACATCAGCACAAGATGTTGCTACTAAAAACTATTTAGAAAACACTTGGTTATCCCCTGCAAACAAAACAGCTTTAACTACAGTAAATGCAAACATAGCTAATATTAATGCAGTAAATTCTAACGCTTCAAATATTAATTCAGCAGTAGCAAACCAAGCAAATATTAATACAGTTGCTACCAACATAGGCTCAGTAAATACTGTTGCTACAGATATTGCTAAAGTAATTACAGTAGCTAACGATTTAGCTGAAGCAGTATCAGAAGTAGAAACTGTTGCAGATGATTTAAACGAAGCAACTTCAGAGATTGAT